GAATAAAGTGGTAGTGTTGAAGGTGTCGCTTAATCTTTCTTGATATATTGACTATAATTTATTGGGGGTTATTTATGAATGAAGAATGGAAAAGGGCTGTAATTAATTTGGAATGTGCGACTGATAGTGAACATGTAATTGATCAACTAAAAAGAAGTGAAGAGTGGAGACTAAAATATAGTAAAGGTGAGATTTCATTTGAAGAATACACTAACCAATCAAGGATTAAATCTCGCGATGTAAGAATCACTGGGACGGCTATTTTTATTGTTCATAACGAGAGACGATATTTATTGACTGCAAGGCATGTTCTTTTTGATCAATACTCCGCAGACCGAGAGTATCAAGAGATGATTGCGACACACGAAAGAATGCAGATTCCTCTGAATAACGATAAGTTAGCTATCTATCATCAACAAAAACTTTTCAGAATATTCGACATTATTTTTAGAGTGCCTTCATTAGATGAGGTGGCGGCGGAGAATGGTTTTAGAAGTCCTGAGTTTTTAATGAATCTTCGCGGTGAATTGCCTCATTTCTTTCCGTACACATTCTCAAATCCTGATTTAGATTTGGCTATTATTTCATTAGATCAGAGAAATAAAGATTTCGCTGAGCAACTAATTGATTTAGGATATATTCCCATTTCTTCTGAATTAATCGTAGATGGTCCGACCGAAGAAGGTGCAGAAGTTTTTACAGTGGGTTTTCCTGGCGCAACATCATTAATAGGCCAGATGAATCAGGATCCTGCAAATGCCCAATGGTCATCAAGTTATGTGTCTCTGCCAGTGTTCAGTTGGGGAAGGGTGTCGATGTTGCATCAGCAACTTCCATTTTATTGGTGTGATATGAGTATCTATCCAGGCAACAGCGGTGGTCCGTTAATTGAGAATGGAAAACTGGTAGGGATTGTCAGTGCACAAGCTATATTGCCTATAGAGGGTGCACCACAGTTAAGTACTAGAATTCCATTTGGCAGAATTATTAAAACTGAGTTTGTTAAGCAGTTACTTAAAGAACAAGAGGCTAAGGATAAAGCACGATATAACTTTGTCGAACTGGGAGGTGCATAATTGAACGATAGACCATATTAAGCATACACAGTGATTCGATATATTATAAACCAACTTTCGATAAAAAATTAGCAGACTGAGTTATCTAAACGGCGCGATCCTCGTAGATGATTGCGCCGACTGTAACCAGAACATCAGCGGGAGCATTCGCGGTGCTGATTTTTGTGTTTAATGTTGTGATTTTTAATCCATGGAAAAAGTGATTTCAATTATCACACCCCGTCAAGGTTAGCTCCACCTTAAAACTGCCACATTCATTAAGCATTAACCCTGTCAGATTTACCTATAAGCATACTTCGTGATTTCATATGGCAAAAGTTATCCGTAGGCGTTCCTGCGTCAATGAACTGTCTCTTTTGCGGTTGAACAAAAGCGCACAATTTTGCACAATTTTTGAAACGATGTTTTTGCTGCGCGGCCCCAGAACTGGCGGGGCCTGGGCGGTCTGCACAAAGTGCACAAAAAGAGGCATGTTTAGCGCGCAGGCGAGGCGGGGGAGCAAGCGCGCGCTTTGGGGGTAGGGAAGGGGTCGGCATACCTCGCCAAAAGCCGTCTGCCGGGCGCGCACCATCGCGGTGCATCAGGCCCGCGACGGCGTGATCGGCCTTCAGAATGGCGCTGGCGGCGTCTGGTTAGGGGTATGACGTTGAGGTTTTGCGGGTTGACCGACACGGCCTGGAATGGTGTTGCTGCGGGTCGGTACCGCACCGCCGGGGATGGCGGTGCGACCTGGTGTCACTGCGCGAGCAGGGCGTAAGGGTTGAAGCGGATCACTTCTTCGCCGAGCCAGTCGTTAACATGCTTCATCGCTTCCATGACCGGCGTCAGCTCATTGACCGCAAAGACTTTTGCCGCCTTCTCGACGTCGCCGAATGATCCATTCCCTTCAGGGATGGCGCCCATCAACTGGGGCGGCACGCGGTGAGCAGCCAGCATGTCATCGCGCGTAGAGGACTTCACGCCGACAAACTCATCCTTCGCCGATATCTGACTGAAGGGCAGGATCTGCACCGAGTCCTTACCGCCACCTGGAGCATGCAGCAGGACGTTCTTGAACGCCCCGCCGCGACGGGTGTCAGTCAGTGTTTTCTTCAGGCTGTCAATGCTCTCCTGATCGGCCATCGCGCTGTTAACGTAGACAATGCAGCCTGCGTGCGACCCGTTGTCGTAGTAGAGCTTGCGGAACTTATCGGCTGAGTGTGCCAGGTTGGCCGACAGCAGGCCGGCGAAATACTCCGGCATGCCGTAGATCTCCTGGTGAATGTCCGGGTTGAGCACATGACACACTGAACCGGTTTCGAACTGATGATCGGTAAGCCCGGACTGAATAAACCAGTAGGTATCGAGGTCGGAACCGCGCCGGGTGTACTTCGCCAGCGAGTTACGAAAGCCCATTGGTCCATGCAGGCGGTTGCGGCGCATCTCAAGGTACGCATTGCCGAACACAAACCAGTCGAGCGCGAACGAACTAAACGCCTGGCGCGATAGCAGTTTATGCGGGATAAAGCACCCGGCCAGTACGTTACGCTTGAAGAACAGCGCCGACTGGTGCCAGCTCGCATACCCGAACTGACGGGCGAGCCCGTACCAGCTAATCGGCGTCTCGTAGTACCTGCCATTGTCGGCACAGTACATGCTATCCAGCAGATCATGAGCACCGGTAACCGGCCAGGGGCCGTCGAACGTGAACGCACTGAGGCCGGGCGCTGATTTCAATGCGTCGGCAAGATCAGTTTGCTCTCTGGCATGCTGCCTGCCGCGCGGGGATTTTCGTCTGCTCATCAGTACTCCATAACAGTCATAGTATTTCCGCCTTCCTGACCCAGCGGCTCGTTAACGGTGGCGAGCATCGTCGCCCAGGCGAGGTCGCCATGACTCACGCCACGGGCGCGGTCGGTGTCGTAGGTGATGACGCCGCCGGGCGTGACAACCTTACGCACGGCACTGAAAGCGGTGATCAGGTCATATTCGCCGCGGTCATACTCCCAGCGACCGGCGCGAACAAGTTGCAGCATTTTCAGTACCAGCATGCGCTTACTGGCTGGCGAGAACTGGTAGCACACCGCCGCAGGGAATCGTTTCTTCACGAGCTGATACACCGCCTCGCCGATGCCGCTGCCGTCGATACCGATGTGCTGCACGTTGTAGCGCGTTAGCATGTTAATGATCATGGCGGCCTGCGCCTCAAACTCCATGCCACGTACGCGAATGGTTTCAATCGTGCGGAACTTGCCGCCGGGGATCAGTGGAGCCGCGTTAACAGAGATGGCCCCGCTATCGCCTTTGCCGCTGGCCCCGTTGGGGTCGTAGCCAATCCACACAGGACGATCGGCCATTGGCCGCATGGCGTAGGGCTTCCAGTCCGGCCACTCGTCATAACCGTCTGCGCCGCAGCTCAGCAGCATGTTGTAGTCAAAGGCGGTCTCACCATTCTTGATGAAGGTGCAGGCGTAAAGGTTGTCATACTCTTCCGGGCTGTTTTCCTCGCGGATTTCGTCAATGTCAGTCAGATCCCAGCCGTTATCGACCGCATCCTGCAACGTGACAATCTGGCGCCAGATTTTGTCCGGGCACATCAACCCGCCGTTAAGCGTCTTCCAGGACGTGTCGAACTCCACGCGCTTACCGTGGCTGCGGCCTTTGTTGAAGGCTTCACCTGACCAGAAGGGGTAAGCCTCATGACTCTCTGCTGACGGCGTCGAGAAGTAGGTGCGCGTCAACCCCTTCAGGGTCGCCATCGCGCCGGCCACTTTCTTCAGGTTGGCAAACTGCCCGACCCAGAAAAATTCGTCAAAGTACAGGTTGCCGGTGTACGACTGCGCGGTTGCGGCTGACGTGCCGAGAAAGTGCAGCTCCGCGCCGTTGAACAGCTGGATCATGTCACCGCCCTTTAGCTCAACATCCACTTCAGCAGCTGCAGCACGAATAAAGCTGCGGAACTGGTACGCCTGGCGACGACTTGCCGACAGAAATATCTGGTTGAGCTGATGCTTGTACTTCACGTCATCAGACAGCGCACGCAGCAGCGCTTCGCGGGCGAAATACCACGTCGCACCAATCTGACGGCTTTTCAGGATGGCCCGGTTGCGGTGGTGGTGATTCTCGTACCAGCCTTTCTGATGCCAGTGCAGCGAGTCGATGATGTTGGCCCGCAGCGTGGCGATCTGCGCCTCTGAAAAGAAGTTTTGTTTCTTGCGGATCTTTTTCTTCGGTTGTGTGGCCGGTGTTCCGTTATCCAGCTTCTTCAGCTGGCGTGTAAGCAGGTCAATTTCCTTGAAGTCGCCGCCGGTCTTTTTATCTTTGGTGGTGAGTTGTATCAGTCGCGCATCAATGGACGTCGTGACGCGCTGGATCGGCGGTGTGGTGTCCCATTCATCACGCTTTTTCCATGAGTACACCGTGTTCGGGTTAATACCCATCAGGCGTGCGATCTCTGCTGGCGGGTATCCCTGCCAGTAGAGCTGCCGCGCCCGCTGCATGATGAATGCTTCTTCAATCGCCATTTGTCCTCCTCGCTTCCTGCCGGGGAGATTAACCCGCGCGCGCGTGCCCTTTCGCCCGCTTTTGGTTGTGGCAATTCCCTCACAACAACAACGCGTTGAGCGCGTGCGTCGCCGCCTGCCATCATCTCCGGGAACTCAAAAAACCAGCGAGTAAACGAACATGGCAGGCACAGCTAAACCCCGTAAGAAGTTTCGCGTTGCCGTCTCCGGGAATACCGTCGATGGCCGCGAAATCCAGCCGCAACACCTCCGCGATGCGGCGGCGAACTACAACCTTGAGGTGTACGCCGCACGCGTCAACATTGAGCATATTCTCTCCCCGTATCCAGGCAGCGATTTTGGCGCGATGGGGGATGTTGTAGCGCTGAGCGCCGAGGATATTACCGAAGGGCCGCTGGCCGGTCGCACTGGACTTTATGCGGAGATCGAACCCTCCGAGCGCATGAAGCAGATGACCGATAAAGGTCAAAAGGTCTACTCCAGTATTGAGCTGCATCCGCAGTTTGCCCTTAACGGCAAGGCTTACATGATGGGCCTGGCGATGACCGACACCCCGGCAAGCCTGGGTACTGAGCGCCTGAAGTTTGCCGCACAGCAACGCGCCTCGGTGATGGCCTTCAACAACCAGCAGGTGGAAGCGCCGATGATCACCGAGGCGATCGAGGCCGAAGTGATTGAACTGGCCGCCCAGCGCAGTGATGAGGGCAAGCAGTGGTTTAACCGCGTAATGGGTATTCTCGGCAAGGGCCAGAAAACCGACGATCAGCGCTTCGGTCAGGTGCATCAGGCTGTTGAAGCGGTGGCGCAGTCTCAGGTTGATCTTTGCGAGCAGTTCAGCGCTGCCGAACAGGAACGCCAGCAGGATAAGGCCACCATCCAGAAGCTGACCACTGACCTGGCCGCACTGCGCCAGCAGCTTGAAGGGACGGACGGCAATTTCAGCCAGCGCCCGGCGGCTGGCGGCGGCGCAAACGCGCAGCTCGCTGACTACTGATATCCATAACGAGAGAAACCGCACATGAGAAACTCCACCCGCAGGCACTTTGACGGCTACGTTGCCCGCCAGGCGCAGCTGAACGGCGTCACCGCCGCCGCCGTCGCAGCGCAATTCAGCGTTGATCCAGCTGTGCAGCAGCGCCTTGAAGCAGCCGCGCAGCAGGATGATGCTTTTCTGAAATTGATTAACGTCTTTGGTGTTGAAGAGCAGATCGGCCAGAAAATCCTGATCGGCAGCAAAGGCCCGCTGGCGGGCGTCAACAACAGCACCACCAACCGTCGTAATCCCGGCGCTAACGACAAGATGGATCCGTATAACTATCTGTGCCGCAAAACCAACTACGACTACGCCGTGAGTTATGCGCAGATGGATGCATGGGCGCATCAACCGAACTTCCAGCCACTGATTAGCTCGGCGATGGCCCGTCAGATGTCGCTCGACCGCATCATGATCGGCTTTAACGGTACCAGCTACGCCGACCCGTCAGACCGTGCAGCGAATCCGCTGTTGCAGGATTGTGGTATTGGCTGGTTGCAAAAAATCCGCAATGAGGCAGCGCACCGTCGTATTACCGGTGTCACGATCACGTCGCGTGATGAAGACAACAAAATCACTGCGAAAGGCACATACGGCAACATCGGCGCTGCGGTTTATGACGCGAAAAACAGCCTCATGGATGAATGGCACAAGCGTAACCCCGACAACGTGGTGATTTTGTCCGGCGATTTGCTGACAACCAGCAATTTCCCGACCATCAACGCCATGAGCCAGACCAACCCGAACACCGAAATGCTGGCCGGTCAGCTGATTGTCGCGCAGGAACGCGTTGGCAACATGCCGACCTTTATCGCGCCTTACATGCCGGGTAACGCCATCCTCATCACGCCGTTTAAAAACCTCTCGATCTACTACCAGCGCGGCGGCCTGCGCCGGACGATCAAAGAGGAGTCGGAATACAACCGTGTGGCAACGTACCAGTCATCTAACGATGACTTCATTGTTGAAGACTACGGCGCGGTGGCCTTTATCGACGGCATCACTTTTGCTGAAGCGCCGGCAGGCGGGCAGTAATCACGCACAGGGCGGGCCACGGCCCGCTGTTATTCGGGGATGAGTCAATGCTGACACCTGCACAACGACATTTTCAACGCGTCATGGCTGAACGTCATGGCAAAACCGACGAGCAGTCGGATACCGCGCGGACAGCGCACGAGCAGATCATGCACCGGCTGCGCATGGATCAGAGTGCATTAAAGCGAGTGCAGTCTGACCAGGCGAAAGCGGCGATGAAACGCCAGTTGCTACCCCATTACGAGGGCTGGATCGAGGGGACGCTCGACGGCGACAGTGGCCGACAGGATGAGGTGATTGTCACCCTGATGGTATGGGCGATTGATGCCGGTGATTACGTCCTCGCCGCACGTATTGGCCGCTATGTCGTGGCACATGGTCTGCTGATGCCTGACCACTTCAACCGCACCGCCGCAACCATCCTGGTCGATGAAATCTGCGATCCGATACTGGTGCAGGTCAAGGCAGACGATACCACCGACGTCACACCGTATCTGGCGGTGCTCGACGAGGTCGCGGACTTTACCGCAGGCAGCGATATGCCCGACGTAGTTCGCGCCAAGCTCTGCAAAGCGCGTGCCTTTGCGCTGCGTAACGGCACAACTGAAGAACAGACCACCGCGCTGGCACTGTTGCGTCAGGCGCTGACGCTGGATGCGGGCGCCGGGGTGAAAAAAGAGATCGAGCGACTGGCCCGCGTGGTTAAGAAAGCCGCTGCACAGACAGGTACTGACGGTACCGATAGCACCGATGGCGGAGAAGGCACCGAAGGCGCTGGCGATGCTGGCGGCGATACCGCAGCGGACGGCGCAGGCGAAGCTGCAGCATCGTCAGATCCAGCGGTAGCGGCCAGCGCTACAGCGACCAAAGCCACCCGCAAAAGCCCAACCCGTAAACCGGCAGCACGCAGAACAGCAGCGAAAAAGACGCCTGCCACAAAAAAATAACCGACTTGCGCCCCGTGCGCTGGCGGCGCGGGCGGAGATCTGCAACGCATTGCGTTTACTTTTCTCCGTCCGCTCACCGCCACCTATTCAGGAGACGACGCGATGAGCCTTGTAGCCGGTCGCACTGTTACCCCCTCTGCGGAGGATGTGCCGGACACTGACGACGGTGGCGAGAAAGTCACTGCGGGATCGTTCTGGCCGGAAATCGCTCTGAGCGATGTGCGCATGGAAATGCGCATCAATGGCGCGGTGACAACCTCGCGCCTGAAACAGGCTGTGATAGAGGGTGTCTCACACACTCTCGACCAGCTCGCCGACTGGCAGGCCGTGCAGCTGGCCGCAGGCTACACCCAGCTCGCTGATGTTCCGGCGGTAAAAGTTAACGGCGAAAGCGTGAAGGTGCATCGCTACCGCCGCGCGGTGTTCAGCATCGCCCGCGCGCACATCCTCGGCACAAACCGGGATGTGGACACCACTGGCGACGCAGGGGAGAAGCGCGCCGCCGCGCTGGCCTCACAGGCCGATGATATGTGGCGCGATGCCCGCTGGGCGATATCCGACATTCGCGGCACCGTGCGCAATTCTGCGGAGGCATTCTGATGAAAGTGCAGGCATTGCAGGGCGATACCGTGGATTTGCTGTGTCAGCGACATTACGGCACCACGCAGGGAGTGACCGAGAAAGTCCTCGCCGCGAACAAAGCGCTGGCCGGTCAGATCTTTCTCGACGCCGGCCAGGTGGTGGAGCTGCCGGAAATCAGCACTCCAGCGACACAGGAGACCGTGCAGCTATGGACTTAATCAACCGCATCTGGAATGGCGTGACGTACTCCTGGTCAACGCTGCTGACCAGCATCGGCGTCATGACGCAAAAAGACTGGCTGGCCGCCATTGGTGTGCTGATCGGTATTGCGGCCGCCGTGTTCGGTGAGCTGCATCGTCGTCGCATGGCGCGTATTCAGGAAACCAATAACTCATTGCTGAATGAACTGATCGACGCCATCCGTGACGACACCGAGAACCGTCAGGACGTCAAAGAACTAATCCGCACCATCCGGGAGGCACCACGATGAAAAAGGGAATTATTGCCTGCTCCATCGCCGCGATCATCTCGCTGGCCGCCACGCTGTGGCCGCAGGCGTTGCGAACCAGTCCGGAAGCGCAACTGAAGATGGCAAAGTACGAGGACTGCCGCAAGACCCCGTACTACTGCCCGGCGGGTGTACTGACAGTGGGGATCGGCTCCACTTCGAAGGTGGAAAATCGCCAGTACGCCGAGGGTGAGATTGCCGAGCGCTGGGTTAACGATCTGATGCGTGCCGAAAAGTGTACGAACCGGGAGTTTAACGGGGCTGCTGCACCGCAGAAGGTTTTCGAGAGCATGACCGACGCCAATTTTAACGTGGGCTGCACCGGGCTCGGTTGGTACACCACCAAAGATGGTCAGAAGGTGCGAACCACCCTCTGGCGTCACGCGCAGGCGGGAAACTGGAAGGGCGTATGCGACCGGCTGACGGACTTTGTCAACTCCGCCGGGAAACGCTCGCAGGGGCTGGTTAACCGCCGGACAGATTTTCAGGCGTGGTGCTTGTCTGAACCGGCGCTGAAGGGGGCGAAATGAAAGCGACCGCCATTCTTGCCATCGTGATGTTTGTCCTGCTGATTGCCGCCGTTAGTGGCTTTGCGTGGCAAAGCCATAAGCGCGAACAGGCTGAGAAATCACTGACCAGCACCCGGGAAGAACTGAAACAAACCGGCGACGTGCTGACCGAGGTCAGGGCGTTACGCCATGACGTCAACCAGGTAGAAGCAGGGCTGAAGAAGCTAAACCAGCAGCGCACCGCAACGGGAGAGCACCGACGTGAAAACATCAAAACCGCACTGGCTGGTAACGGCTGCGCCGTGGCTCCTGTGCCTGTTGCTGGCGCTGACAGCCTGTACCAGCGAGCCGAAGAAGTCAACGCCGCAGATTATTCAGGAGCCCTTACCCGAAAGCCTGACGGCAAAAACTGACGTCCCGCCGCCACCGGCCAGGCCGATGACGTGGGGCGGGCTTGCCGTCTGGACGGATTCATTACTCGACGCGCTGGATACCTGTAACGCCGATAAGGCGGGGATCCGTGAGCTGGAATTAAGGCGTATCGCCAGGGGGATAAAGTGAAAAAAGCTGAACTGCTGCGCGCTGCGCTGATCGCCGGTAACACCTGGTGCAAAGCCAACCCTGAACTGATCACCGTCTGGGTGGAGAAGGGGCATATTCAGATTGAAGCGACCGGCGAAGCCTCGTTCATGTACCACTACACCATTCAGGTACTGGCGATGGATTTTCCCGGCCAGATTGACGATCTGATGCTCCCGTTGCTGGCGTGGGTATGGCAGCAACAGCCAGACCTGCTGCTGAACCCGGACAATAACCGCAAGGTGGAATTTGACGCCGATATCGTCAATGACGACGTCGCCGACATTCTGTTTAAGGTGCCGGCCTGGGAGCGCGTCATGGTGACAAACAGCAATGGCGGGCCGAAGGCGGAGCATCTGGCCGAACAGCACCCACGCTTCAACGGTGGCGAGTGGGAAATGGTCTTTGATCCGGAATCCGGAGGCGAGCTGGTATGAGCAATAACGACGCACTTTTCAGCCAGCTTGACGAGGTATTTGCAGCCATCCTGTCGGGTACGTCACTGGCAGGGCGGCAACGCACCGCCCGCAGCGTCGGCACGATGTTGCGCCGGAGCCAGAGCCAGCGCATCGGCAGACAGGAAGCGCCGGACGGATCTAAGTACCCGCAACGCAAGCAACGGATACTGCGCGCGCAGGCGGGAATGCGTTTTATCTGGCAGGGGGAAACCCGCCAGCTGCGCAACTGGCGGGCCACTCGCGGACGCCACGGGCGCATGCTGACCGGCTTTGATATCGACAGAGGGGATATGCGTTCGTTTTATCGGGAAGATATTGAACGCTACCTCGATATCAGCTTCAGACCAGCCAGCCGCAATACAACCAAACGAGAGCAGATGTTTCGCCGTCTGCGTACCGCTCGTTTTCTTAAAACCAGCGCCAAGCCTGACGGTGTTGAAGTGGGGTATTCCGGCGTGGCTGCGCGTATTGCCCGCGTCCATCAGTTCGGCTTGCGTGACAAAGTCAACAGCAGCGGCGCAATGGCGACCTATCCCCGCCGCGAGCTGCTGGGCCTGAGTAAGGCTGACCGCATGGCGATAGCTCGCCATGTGATCGACTCGCTGGGGGGGCGCTGATGGAGATTGCCGAGCTGATCCGCCTGCTGGAGAACATCGCCCGCACCGGCACGGTGACGGAGATCGACGAGGAAAAATGGCGCGTTCGCGTGCAAAGCGGCGAGCTGGAAACCACTTGGCTGCGCTGGAACGCACAGCGCGCCGGAGCGTTTAAGGTCTGGGTGCCGCCGTCCATCGGCGAGCAGGTCTGGTTCCTGTGCCTGGGTGGCAATACCGACGTCGCCTTTATCGGCGGCAGCCTGTACAGCGACGACAACCCGGCACCAGGCGCGTCGCGCAACGAGATGGTGGTGACGGCGCCGGACGGCGCAAAGTTCCGCTATGACGCGGACGCGGGCGCATTGCAGGTGCGGGGCATTAAATCCGCCGTGGTTGAGGCGTCAGTCAAAATCACGCTGGATACGCCGGAAGTGGAGTGCGCCAACCTGCTGACCACCAAAAAACTGAACGTCACAGAAGGTGGTGAGATGCGCGGTGATATCACCCACAGAGGCGGCTCACTCTCTTCTAACGGCAAGGTACTCCACTCCCATAGACACCCTGGCGACAGCGGTGGGCAGACGGGGGAGCCACTATGACAGAGAGCTATCGCGGTATGAATGCCGCAGGCACCGGTACGCTGACTGACGAAGATCATGTGTGGCAGTCGGTTAACGACATTTTGCTGACGCCGGTTGGTAGTCGCCTGATGCGCCGTAACTACGGCTCACTGTGCCCTGATCTTATCGACAGCCCGCAAAACGACGTCACACGACTACAGCTGATGAGCGCGGCAGTGATTGCACTGGCGGCATGGGAGCCGCGCATTGTGCTGGATACCATCAACGTGACTTATTCAGCCAGCGGTGCTGTGACTGCTGCACTGTCCGGCATGCTGACGGAAACCATGGAAAAAAGCACCCGCGCGGTGACATTAAGGGGCGCTAACAATGCCAACGATTGACCTCTCGCAACTGCCGAAGCCAACCATTATCGAAGAACTCGACTTCGAGACCATTCTCGCCGAGGTGAAAGTGGTCATGGTAGCGGCATTTCCCGCCGATCAGCGGTCAGCCGTTGCTGCTGCGCTGGGTCTGGAGTCCGAGCCACTAAACATCATTGCTCAGGCGATGGCGTATCGCGAACTGCTCCTGCGCCAGCGCATCAACGAAGGTGCAGCAGCATGCATGCTGAGTCACTCGACAGGCGACGATCTGGACAATATCGCGGCCAATCTGGACACGGAGCGACTCACCATAACGCCAGCGACCGACACAACCGATGCGGTGATGGAAGGTGATGAGGCGCTACGCCTGCGTGCGCAGGCCGCATTTGAGGGGATGAGCGTTGCCGGGCCGTCGGCGGCCTATGAGTATTTCGCCCGCAGCGCCAGCGGCAAGGTCGCCGCCGTCCGCGCAACGAGTCCGGCACCGGCCGACGTGGTCATTGCCATCCTGTCCAGCGACGGTGACGGAACGCCATCAGCCGAACTGATCGCGACGGTGCAGGCAGCGGTCAACGATGAAGATACGCGCCCGCTTGGCGATCGCGTGACGGTACGGGGTGCGGAAATCATTGAATATGCGATTGATGCCACCCTGTATCTGTATCCGGGACCGGAATCGGAACCAATCATTAACGCCGCCCTGGCCTCGCTGCGAACCTTCCTGACCAGCGCCGATAAAAAAATTGGCCGGGACGTAGTGCGCTCCGCTATTTCGGCGGCTCTGCATGTTCAGGGGGTGCAGCGCGTGGTGATCAACTCCCCGGCAATCGATCTGCAGATCGATAACACGCAGGTCGCGCGCAACACAGGCTACAGCGTGGAAAACGGCGGAACGGATGAGTAACTCTCTTCTGCCGCCATCTTCTGGGGCCTGGCTTCGCTATACCGAGGCAGGCACCGCCAGGCTGTCAGCGATCACTGTTGCGCTACGCACGCTGTGGACACCGACAGCCTGCCCGGAGGATCTACTGCCCTATCTGGCATGGGCATTATCCGTAGACCGGTGGGACAAGAACTGGCCGGCAGCGCGAAAAATTGCCGCCATCCAGAAATCGTACTGGCTGCACCGGCGTAAGGGCACACGCGCCGCAGTACGCCGCGTCATTGAAGACATGGGGTTTTCGGCGACATTTGCGGAGTGGTTTGACGTCGGCGACGAGCCTGGAACCTTCCGACTTGAGGTCGATATTAACGAGGTCGGGCTGACACAAAAAACACTGGCCGAACTGAATCGCTTGATTGACGATGCGAAGCCGGTCAGCAGGCATCCGTCTCAGCTTAATATCGCGGCAAAGGTAGAGGGAGATATCTGGATGGGCTCAACACTGTGCAGCGGCGACATTATCAGTATTTATCCGGCCGATTTTGAGGCTGAGGACAATATTACGTACAACGGCGTGATTTTTCACGACGGCAATTTTAATTACGGGTAAGAATATGACCAGACTGCCAGAATCCTCATTGTGGGAAGAAGATATTGAGCTGATCTCCAGAGGCGAGCGCGTTTCCGGTGGGCTGGATGGCGTGGCTAATCGGCCATTGAAAAGTCTGGCAAACCGTACGCGCTATCTGAAAGATCAAGCTGATAAATTAAATAACCTCATCGCGGGGAAAGTTAGCGCGGTAAAAACCTTCGCCGCAGGGGCGACACTGGAATCGCCTCGCGAAGAAATCCTTTACGGCAGTTATAGGCTGGTGTGGACGGGAGAATTTCCAAAGACGGTTTTAGCCGGTAGTACACCGCAGGATACAGGCGGAGTAGGGGCTGGAGCCTGGGCCTATACATCTGATGCCGCTATCCGCAAAGACCTGGGTTCAGACGAGGGTGCAAAAAAAGTTTGGCACAAAAAAAAGTACAGAGGTGCCGTACGTCGTCCCATAGCCGAAATGTTGGACGAAATCATCTCCCCCTGGGACTTCAACTGCAAACCTGATGCAGTCTTTGACCCGGTAACACAACGCCTGATAGACGGGACAGATAATACCGCTGAACTGCAACGAATGTTCTCTGAAGCGCATTATCATGGGGTAGATATTATTCTTCCTTTTAGTGGGAAGTTTGCCAGCAAATCCCTTTATTTACATTATGACCCAATAAAAAACCCAGACTGGATTGGCCGCCCTGGTCGTCTGACCATTCGAGGTAGCGTGC